TTGTTGAAAAGGTGATTTGTAAGATTCTATAGATCCCACTCCTGTTCCTGCACCAGTTCCTGTTAGTGCTGTTGCTGCATCTGCTGCAGTTGTAGCTTTAGTTAAGAATGGTTCAAAAGATCCAAGACCAGTTGCTAAATCTCTAGCTTGTTGTTGTAATGCTGTTTCATCTGCAACTTTTGGTGCAACCTCAGCCATACCAGCTCTTGTAATACCAAACTGTTGTGCTTGTGCTTGCCTTGCTGCAAACTGTTCTGCAGTTTCACCAGGTTGTTGCACATTAGCTGTTGTAACAGTTGGTAACCCAGCTTGTCTTGTAAGATCTGCTAAAAATGTTTTTTGTGCTGCCTCAATAAACTCTGGTGGCAAGATTCTTGATTCTGATATACCGCCAGTTTGTTTCGATACTCTACCACCTTGAGCATACTCTCCAGGTTGATATCCTTTTTCTTTCAGTCTTTTTTCTAATCTAGAAAAATCTCCAGTTTCTAAAAAATCAGAATATAAATCCATTAACTCGTCATCGCCTGTGGATTCTATAAAATCTTTAAAACTTCCAAATCCTCCGGTATTAAATCCTGCTCTACCTCCCACAGCCATGTCTTGAGAAAGTCTTTTCCTAGCCTCTTCAATTGCTTCTTGTTGAGTAAAACCTGCTTCCATTAACTCTCTAACGAGTTCCATAAATTTTTGTTCATCCATTATACTACTCTTTTTTCCAATTGTTTCATGGTATCATACATCCTTTGTGCCCCTTTTTCAATACTGCCACCACCAGCTCCTCTTACAGCATCTGCTGTAAAAACAAACTCATTTTTTGATAACATAGCAGGGACATCATCTGCTTTTTCTTTTACACCTACAGGCACAAATCCACCTGTTTCTCTGTAATCTCTTTCTCTGACTCCAGCTTTATTTGTTCTCATAATACCTGTTGGCATACCACCTTTTTTAACATTATATCTAGCTACAAATGCATTTCTACCTGCATCATCTAGTTTAGAATACTCTGGATCATTTGCATAATAATTATCCATGTAGATTCTCATTTGTTTTCCAACCACATCTTTTCTTGCAGCTAAATACTCTTCTATAGTTTCACCAGGTTCTTGTTCCCTAAACTCTCCTTGAAAGTAACTTGCTAATAAAGAAGCACCTGCTGTAAGACCACCTGCAAATAATTGTTGTTGAACCATTGATGGTAATTCTTTTAATATTGGAACTTTACCAATAGTTGCCTCTGTTCCTTTTTTAATTATACCAAGGCCTTTCTTAGCATCATCCGCTTCTTTTACTTTTTGAGCTTCAAACAAACTAGTAAACTTTTGAGTTCTTTCTGGGCTTAATGGAGAAGAAAAATCTGTAAGCCCACCACCAAAAGGTTGTTCAGCACCACCTAATTTTCTAACTGTTGCGCCAAAAGCAAAAGTTCCAACACCTTGTTTTAGTGCATCACTGATACTACCTCTTTGATCAAATCTACCTATACCTCTCATCAACCCAGCTACAGCAGGATTGAATGGTGCAACTAGTGGTGCAGCTTTAACAGCTACACTTGCTAACTCGTTAGGTATAAGTTTTCTAAATCGTTCTTTTATTTTACTACCAAGTCCATATTTTTCTCTAGGTGCAATACTCGCTATCCCACCTTTATTACGTAATTGTCTTGGCATTTTTGATCTATTAATCATATGTATTAAATTTTAGTTATATTAAAAAGGCAGGGTTTACACCTGAATTTATACTATTACTCGTTTTTTACGAGTAAATCAAGACTATGTTGTAACCTCTCTCGGCTTAGATTGTAGGGCCGAAAGGACCACATGTAGTCTATTTGCTGTTGCTGCAGTCACTTTTAGTATCTCACTTTCCTCTAATACTAAAGGGGCTGATAGTAATTCTGTTGTGCCATTGGCAGATATGGATTTTGTTTTAAATAAACTAAATACATTTGAGCTAGTATCTGTAATAGTAACCGTGATAGTATCTGCATTACCAGAGTCCTCTGATACTAATATAGATTTCACAATAGCAGTTGTTGCAGTAGGCACTGTATATAGTGTCGTAGCTGATGTAGTTGTTAAGTCTACTTTTTTATTTACAAATGTATTAGCCAAAGAAAAAAGCCTCCGCCTCTGACTCGTCTTTTAAATCTTGTTGATAGGTAGTGTTTAATTTTTGGACAATACTATCCACATCTCTAACAAACGATTGTTGTGTTTGTTGATTATATTCTTCGTCTGGTTGTGTTAATGCCTGTATTATTCTAGCCACGCTTTTTAACTCCCTTAATTCTTTTTTTATTTAATGATGCATAAAAAACTTGTTCACCACGTTTTTTACCATACTGCTTTTTCATAGACTTCATTATCTTTTTACCTTTTTTATTTAACGGCATTATCTTCTTCCGTCCGGTTGATAGTCTATTCTAAATGTACCAAGTTTCCAAAACTGACTAGTGCCAGTGTTTTCTACTTTTAAAGATATCTCTCTAGCTCTAGCTCTTGTATCAATCTTTTGAGTGCTGCTGGATATCGTAAATGGTCCTAATGTAGAACTAGCTGCAGTGTCGTTTGGAAAGTCTCTTAAATTTAATGTAACTCTTGCATTACCTGTTTGTGATAAAAAGTCTGGTATAACTCTTCTTATTTTCATCATGAACTCACCGTCACCTTGTAGGCCTTGTTGACCAATATCAAAACTACCAGACTCTATGTTTGCTGTAATAGCAGTGGTTTGACCTAATTTAACTTGATTTAAACCAGTTTCATGTTCGTAATATGTCGATGCACCATCTGTGTTACCGTGCACATAATTAACATCTGTATCAGCTGTCTCTGCACTTGAATCATATTCTGTTGCATGTGGTTTACCAAACACTGCAGAATCTTCCCATGCTGTCCTTGCAAGTGTACCTGTTGTCCACACTGGTCGCTCGTTGCTTGAGTCTAGATAATTATATGCAACCATTCTATTTACAACTCCTGAACCTGAGTTTGGATAAAACCAAATTACTTCACCAAACAAATTATTTAATCCAGCATTAATATGTTGTTTAGGTGTAGTGTTGATATCATCAAAGACATGGTCCTCTACTAAACATGGTAGTGATTCTAATTTACCAGCATATCTAAAGAAACCATTTTCTGACATCCAATAAGCTGTACCATCAACTTCAACAGCTGCGTTCTGTCCAATCAATCCACAGTTTGTACCTACTTGTTGAAATGAGAATGTAAATGGTGGACCAACAAAACGCATGATAAACAATGCAGTGTCAGTCCATATGTAAATAGCATCACGACCTCTGATCGCTCCAACAAGTTTAGATCCATCTGCAAGTCTTTGTGTACCAGCAGTGTTAGTCGCTGAAGGTGTGTAAGTATTAATATCCTCTTGAGAAGAGAATCTTATAAACATTGGATCTTGTGTTGATTTAGTTCCAATAGTTGTTTCTGTACCAAAAAATATTAAGTGACGGTCTGGTGTAGATACTAAACTAAATGCAGAAGCTGTTGGTGCACCCGTTATGATGGTTGCTCTAGTATTATTTGCTCCTATAGGATTAGAATCCCACTCAAAACTTTCACCACCATTAATAGTTGCAATAAGTTTATTACCTAAATTATCTAAAGACCAAAGTCCAGGTGCAGTTACAATATCTCCAGATGCTGCAGCGTTCCATGCAAAAAAGTTTGATGCATCTGTTACGGTTGCACCTGATGAGTGTGATGCTGCTGTTGTACCTGAAGCACCTCTAGTTAAACCAGATAAATTTCCACTATTGTCATTACCTGTATAAGTAATTAACTCTGTTCCAATTAACACTGTTCCTGAAGATGGAAAAGATGATGAACTAGCCATCGTTAAACTTGTAACACTAGCGTTTATTGAAGAAGACAATGTAGATGTAAACTGACCCGCTTGTTGCCCACCCCATGATCCAAGAGACCAACCTGTAGATGCAACCTCAACCGCTGGTCCAACAGGATAGTAATGTTGAACTCTAATACCACCTGATGTTGTTGCACCAGATCCAGATTCATTAGACTCCATCTCTATTGTAAGAGTGCTACTGGTTGGTATAGATGTCACCATAAATTTTTTATCTGTAAAATCTCCAGATGCAAAATCAGAACCAGTAATAGCTGTAAAAGTATCTAATAATATTATATCAAATTTATTTATGTTGTGATCTGAACTAAACGTAAGTGTTACAGTTTTTGATCCATTCGTTGTAGAAAAAGCATTTGATAAAGATGTTGTCGCTTTGATAGGATGTATATCATAAAATATACCACCAGAGTATGCATATAAAATTCTGTTTGTTCCTAAAATAGCATACTTGATACCTGATGTATTTACAAAGTGATGAATCGCTGTTGCTCTACCCGTAATTTGAACAGAGCCTAATTGTGACCATCCACCTATTTTTTCAGGTGTACCATATCTAAAACGAACATTGTCTCCATCAACCCATTGGCTTTCACCACCTACTGATGTAACTTGTTTGTTAAATCCAGGTGCAAATTTTACTTTTTGCAACATAATAAATTACCTAGGGCTTAGTTGGCCACGTAGCGTTTTCACATTTTTCAACAGTGTCTTTACCCTCAGGCAGGTCTCTTAACTCCTGTCTGTACGTTCTCATGTCATCCGACATAGTAACATCAGATAAAGCATAAAAGTCAGTCTCAGCTAAAAGTTCATTTCTTCTAGCTCTAAGATTAGCCTGTGCTCTTCCTAGGGCACCATCTGCCCACGCTTGTTCCTCAGCATCTCTAGCAGCCTCTTCTGCAGCTGTAAACTGTACTCTCTCACCATTTATATTATGATATCTTGGCATAGTTTTCTCCTTTGTTTTTGTTTATCACGATTAATTAATTCCGTAAAGTGTTATTGTCCCAGCATCTATATTGCCGCTAGCCATTTTAAATTGGACAGCATCTATAGCTGAAGTGGTATTAAAATAACCACCAACAAGGTCGTTTCTTGTGTAAGTAGAGTTTACACTTTGTCCTGTGTGAATAAAATGTTTGTGGAAAGTAGTTGAAGATGGATTAAATAAACGTAAGAGGCCTACAGCAGAACTATCGGCATCATTATCCACTTCAAAATTTAAAATTTGAAAATTAGTAGATTGTGCTAAATCATCACTTGTTCTATAACCTAATGCAGCTCCCCCACCATCTTGTTGATTATATGCTCTAGAAACACTCGTAGTTTTTGTTACATTATAATTACTACCTGTATCAGAACTTCCATTAAATGTTAAACTAGCAGCATCAGTTTCTGGATGTATGTCTTTAAAAACAAATAAATATTCTTTATGGGTATTATCTAAAACAACATCAGAACTACCATTAACGAAAGATAGAGTTGCAGAACTAGAAGCAGTTAATTTTTTAATTAATACCATAGATCCAAATTGTGTTGTAGTACCAACCGCTGTTG